GGCAAAAGCTTCCTTCTCAACATCCTTTCGGAATCCAAGAGGTTCAACATAACCTTTACCCTCTTTGCACATTTGTGCTACATGAACTGCCTCATGTGCGAGAGTTCGGTTAATCTCACCAACCCAATCAGTATAGTTTTTCTTGATCGTATCGTTGCACATTACTAACACATTCTTGCCAAATGTGTTTTGAGGATCTCTCCATGTCATTGCATAGCCATCCAGTTTATTTTTACCACAAAACTTGTGTTCATTCACAAGAACTACAACACCAGCTTGACGGACAGAATCAAGAATCTCTTGATGAGTTGGTGTCAAGTATTCCATCACCAACCCCGATCACCCAACCAACAAGCCACTTTCCAACCCAACCAACCAATAGCTCCACCAAGAAGCATAGCACCAATGCCAGTAGGAAGTGTGAACAATCCGAACAAGATAATGAATCCACCAAGAGCAAAAGCTCCTGCACCGATCATTGTGCTGAAGTCATCATCATCACTATCACTAGATTGGGTGTAAGATGGTTCATAATCATCATCGTAACTTTCTGGTTCTTGTTTATCAAATACAGGAGACGCAGAGATAAAACTAAACCCTTCAATGTGTGCATACATTGATTCAACCTGCTCCTGAGCCTGCATAGGCCCAAGAGCATCCACGGTGGTAGATTTGATCCCCTGACGAGGAGAACTCCAAGCAACTTTGTATTTCATGGGTTAAAACGAGTTCGGTGAAGTGAAATGAACAGATAATCTTCTGGGTCTTTTTCATCTACTACGATCTCATAGTAGATGGATTGTGCATCTTTTTTCCGACCCTCTTCTGCAAGATCAGCACACCTTGATTCATGATAACTCTCAAGATTTCTGATAAGTTGTTTGTGGTTTTTAATCATCCAAATGCAGCCTCAAGTGGAGTTTGTTTGATAGGCATTGCAGTATAAGGTGTAGTCTGTCTGATGTCAACTACACTACCCACTGTCTGACTATTAACTGGGGCATGGAATTGCCTGGTTTTGGTATTGTAGAATCCCCAGATGGTTTTAACAGGTTTCCCAAGATTATAGTCATACCGCTTATGATGATGCAACCAAATAGCAGTAGTGTTTCTCTTGAAATCCTTTTGTTGTTCATAATGATAGCCCTCTGGGGCTTTGTGGAAAAGTTCAATCGTCACTTCTCAATCTTCCAGTGTTCGTTACCCTTGACAGGAACCCAGAAACAATACATTCTGTTCATTGAAACCAGGAAGAAGTGGGGTACACCATCAATCACTTTCTCTTGTTCTACGGTACACATGTGGAACTGATCCATAATGTTATGGAATCGGTTCTTAGCTTTACTGGACAGAGGAACAACGGAAACCCGTTTTGTTTTAGTAGTCATAGTCTTTACCAACATGGCTAACTTAATGCGTCAAGGAGGGGATTTGGGTCAAGAGTGTGCGGTTTGCGAATTGTCACACCCTTGGATTTCGGTTTTGTGGGGGAACTCTTGGTGGCACTGGGTTTTGACCCTTGAGATCCCTTGCGGCCACTAGGCGTTTTCGCCTTTTTCTGTGATTTTGGCTGCACAGGGGTCTTAGTACCCGTCTTGCGAACCCGATGCGAGTTTTTTAATTGTTCAAGCCGAATCTCTGCAAGCTGACGGGTATCCACTAACTCAAGCTGTTGACCTTCTGCGATAATCATGTATTGATTACCATAAGGTACAGCAGCAAACTGAAAGTCTGGTGTGGTGAATCCTGTAGGGCCATTGTCTGGATCAAGGATACTTGTGTTGGGGAACATCATGCGACTAGATACCTCTTTTCGTACTCCAATAATTCTACAGGAACATCAATGATGTTGTTGTGAATGGGACGGGCATACTTCCAGTGGACTCTGCCTTCCTCTCGTTCATACAATTTGATACCCAAGTGATTGTACTTTTGATCTGTGGGTACAAGAATCTTGTAACCATCTTGATCGTTTGATGTCAGGAAAGAGAGTGATTCATTCTCCTTTTGAGTGACTACAATCGTCCTACATGCGTACCAGAAAGTTGCCTTGAACTTCTCATAATCATTAAAGTATGTATCCCTATTGTCCATAATCATGCGACCAATGAACTGCGGAGACAGACAATGATCATGAGTTGTCTTACCCTTGTTCATCTTGTTGACATAGGCATTCTCACTGATTAGCCCACTTGGGTTAGGATTGCCGCAGTCAAATACCCCGAGATAAAAGTCACGGGTGATGGCACGATCCCACTCTGGATTAGTTCCCCAATCCTCTGCGTTAGCTTGAAGATTGCGGAAAGTTTTCTTGCAGTAGATAGTCCAGTCTTTAGTAGATTTCATCGTTTGATAACAGAAACAGCAGGTTGTCCTTGTTGGAAGATCGTATCGACCACAGCTTGGATCTTCTGGTGAGTAGAGATCCCAACTTTGTTGAAGACGGGAACAACAACCAGACCGAAAGATTTGGTGTAGTTGTTCACATCACCAGGAACCAGTTCACCACTACGGATGCGAGCTGCATCATCATGGTGCATACGGATCACACGGCCAATGGTTTGGGAGATACCAATGTAGTCCATAGATCGCATGAAGATGACACCTTCCAGACCACTCACATTGATACCCTCAGAGAGGATAGAATGATGTAGCACAACAAACTTCTTAGAGTCATCCTTACCCCATGCACTTAAGGTCTCAAAGAATACCTCACGATTCACCTTCTGACCATTGATAATTGCACCAGTCTTTGAGGTGATGTAGAGATACGAGAACCCACGATCTTGCAACTGTTGAATGAAATCAGTCTCAGACATCAGTGCACAGATCAACACTTTATTCTTACCACATTCATCCAGAGTCTCAATCAGGTTGGTGCAATCCCGATCCGCAGGAATCTTACCAGACTTCACCATCGGAAGTTGTTTTGCAAGAACTTTCGGAGGGAGGATGTAACCACCTTGCACAAGTTCAGGTGCAGGAACATTACAAATGACCTGACCATAAACCTCAGGATCATTCATCCCAGGCTTACCAACTGCGAGAGAATGTTTGGGAGTCGCAGTGAAGAAGTAACAACGATCAGCTTCGTGACTGAAGTATTCAGTTGCAGGGAAGAAGTTGCGTTTGACGGAGTTGTGAGCTTCGTCAAAGTAGATGGTATCAACTTTGATGCGAGATTGCTGCAGTCGCTCCAGAGAGTTGTAAGTGGTGAAGATCAGTTTGTGACCGCGAGTGTTCACCCACCAGTCCACAATCTCTTGAGGTTTGGTAGTAGAATAGTGATGAGTTTCACCCGAGTGAACATGCAGAACACTTGCGTTGGTGATAAACTCTAGAAACTCAGAACACAACTGGTTGGCCAGAAGGATGCGCGGAGCACAAACTACAATAGTCTTTTCAGTTTGCATTTGCGTTTGCATCGTTTTGTTGGAATTGAATCATTGCATCTTTGATCATTTTCATCGTTTTCCCGCCACCAGTCGGGACGATTATCTGACCTTTGTTATGCAGTTGCATTAGATCAACTGCGCGTTGTTGGTGTGGTCGGAGATTCATCAGTGCGTTTCAACATAGCTAGAATACACCCTCACCCCAGACGGGGCAAGGGCTTTTGGATCAGGAAACCTTATCAGTGGTATAAGTATAATCTATGTTACATGCGTAAAGAACTTTCATCATTAAGTTCAGCGATCTCTGGTGAGGCCTTTGTTTCCACCCATACCATTGAGTTCTTTTACCTTTATCGTATGGTGGATTCTGACCAACAGACCAGTATTGTTCAGAGGTTACATCATAGATTGTTTCGTCATCTTGCAACCACCAATGAGTATCATTTCGGTAGTCAATTCCACTCATAGGAACTAACTTATCTGTGTTCATTAGATAGAACAAAGCTTGAGTAGAATGATAACAATGTCCGTACATTGGATTTGTTACATTTTCTTCTCGGTATTTCTTAGTGAGAAGATCGGGACTCAGTTGATTCTGAATCACTTTCATAACTGATTCAGTAATCTCATGAGTATAGTAAAAGGGGAGAAATCCCAGAGTGCGAGTCTCTGAGATCTCTCCATCTTTGTAAGAATGTCTTACGACTTCTTTCATCACACCATACACTCTTCCATTTCTTCTTCAGGGTAGAAGTTCAGGAGAACTTTGTCAACAGGGTTACCTTGAATCAGACAGGAGTGGATGAAGTGATTAGCTTCGTTGTTCATGCCATCAAGGAATGAGTCAAACATTTCAAACTTGACAACATTCTCATTGAACTTTGCACGATACCACTCGTTGAAACAAAGTGCGAGACGGATGGTAGCAGTCTCCATTCCTGCACCATGTTGACACTTACCAGTCCAGAAGTCCTTATTACGAGTTTTGTATTGTTCACTCTTAAGGTACTTCTTGAAGATCACAACATCCTCACCAAGAATGTCACAAACTTTTGCAATCGCACCATCAAGTTGGGTACGACCAGTTTGCAACATCTTCAACAGAGGAATGTGTTTCACAAACTTCTCAACACCAAGATAGACAGAACTCTTTGTGTTAGTAAGAATGTCCATCATGTTTCCGTGACCATCCTTATAGGACAGATCTGCGGAATCAGCACTCACACCATAATCATTGACATGAACCTTTGCTTCAATGCAAGCCAGATCCAGTTCTTTTTGTTCTGGAGTCATGTTCCCAGTGAGTTTGTTCACTCGGGCGTTTGAGGTTTCTTTAACAGGAGAATTTCGTTGATTCTTTGCTTTGAAGAAAGCAAGTTCCCGTTGAATCATCTCATTTTCGGTAGATTCAATCGGGTGAACATCCTGTCGTTGGATACCAACCTTAGGAACACCACAAATGTAAGCCATGATGGCTCGGTGCATACCATCAGGAGAGGAATCAATCATGGTCTTTTCATGATACAGAGTATCAATCGTTCCCGCAGTTGCGTGAGAGAATCCCCCATCAATCCTGAGGTTTTGCATGATTTTATCAAACTCAATCGCATCAACCCGTTGAGTACGAGTGTTGATGTAGAGATCAGCAACATTTACAATTCGTTTCTCATCAGGAAGAGGAATCTCATCAATAGATCCATCACTCTTGACACTCTTAGTTTTCTTAGCCCATGCAATAAGTTGCGGACAATACTTGTTTACCAGTTCGGGGACAGAAATAATGTAAGAAGGAAGTTGAGAAGTCATTGTTTTGTGTGTTGTTAATCAAAAAGATTTCAGAAGAGCAAGCGTTTCAGGATCAAATTGTTCCTGAACACCACCAATCGGAAGCCAATCTTCAGGACCAGTTTCCATCATGGATTCGTACAGATCGTTCTCGTCCATGTAATCGTAGTTGAAATCGTCGTTCATGTGTGAATCAGTTGAACAAGGCCAAAATAATGTGAATTGGGAGAGAAGTCAAGGGGCTGACCGATCAGAGATCCTTATCGGTGTTCTCTGGTTTCATAAGTCTTGCAATTCTTCCTACATAAGTCCCAGGTTTTTCTGCATTTTTAGTCAAATTACTAAGAGCACCTAAAGTAACATTATTACAAACTTTGATTTTAGGTAAAATTGCAGATTTATAGAAAAATCTACAATTTTCTCCGACTGACACCTTACCAGCCATGTCAGTTCTAGGAGAAGTTATACAGTTCTTACCTATGATTACATCATGGCCAATCAATGAAGTCATGGCTAAGTAACAATGATCTCCTACTATACAATTCCAAGAAACTATAGATTGATGACCTATAAAACATCCCTTTCCTACTTTTGTGGATGAAAACATGTACACAGAGTCGTCTATGTATGTGACGCAATCCAAATTCAAACTATCAACAATGTCACACATTTGTCTCCTCAAAATCATATCAAACCACATTGCAATAATGTATTGGTATTTCCCTTTTTCCTCAAGAATAATAAAGTTTTCTGGAGTAATTATGGAAACTTCTGTTAAACCCTGTTTCTCAAATACAACAAAATATTCCTGAGTCATTGAAGACTCAGGAAATCCAATTATTTTAATTGGTTTGTCATTTTTGATAAACATTTTAGTCCCATGAGACATTCTGAAGTAGGACGCCAGGCATCACATAAGTCCACCCAGCTCCACCGACTTGATACTCCCATTTGTATTCGCGTTTGTTGTAGTTATCCCAAGTGAGATAGCCCTGTTTGGCATCAAACCTACCTTTGATGGTAAGTTTCCACTTATTAGAGAAGATGTTGCGAGTTCGCAGAGCACCTCCAGTTTCACGAGTTTCAATGACCTTACAAGTGTCTTCGTAAATGTTGTTACCCGTCTCCAACTGACATGGAGTTTCATACACAAAAGGCTTATAAACCTTTGGTGGTTTGGGTGCAGTTGCAGTTTGTGCAAATGCAGGTGCAGTCAGGAACAAAGATGCAAGAATCAGAAACTTTTTCATTTGCCTTCAACATAAACATAGTCAGGATGTTTTGCTTTAAAAGCCTCTACCTGTTCTTCAGTTTTAAGGAACACCGAAAGAGTAGTGTTCGGATGTTCCTTGAAGTAATACTTTACTTGAATAAGATTTTCCATATCAGGCAGGGATCATTTCTTCATTACCTTTAGGAGTATAACACTTCCACTCACCATCGGCAAAGAGGTAAGCGTAGTCAGCCCACGAATCATTTACACCTTTGATGAAAGCTTGGAGAGAGTTGTCAAGATTAGGTTCGGTATCTTCCTCACCACGCTCAGCATAATACAGAGGGCGGGATTGCATTTCCTTTTGTTCCCAATCTTTATCAGTCCACAGAGAACTGATGTCTCCACCATCAATCAACTCTGCAGCTTGTTCATAGGAGTTGAAGTGTTCTTTCAGTTTCTTACCATTCCACTCAGGATAGCCGTCCCAGTGACAATACACCGAGAGGACAGAGCCATCTTTGAGTTGAACACCGATGCGAGAACGAGTTGCCATGTGTTTGATTGATTACTTGGCTACTATGACGCATCAGAGGGGTCTGTGGCGTCCTCAGTGGACAGTTCTCCAAGTGTCCTCTTGCACCCATCCATGATGCAATCAATAAAATCCTGTTCAGTCCAGGTGTTTAAGATACTTTCAGTAGGATCATTTTCGTCCCATGAAATATCAAAGGAACCATCTTCTTTTTCAGTTACTTGAATAGTCATTGTTTTTCTAATATAGGGGCTTTACTACATTTTGGTTGTTGCTGACAATTTCTACAATGAGGAATTGGAACTGGGTTTCCATCTTTCATCAAACCTTCCATAGTTAATTCATAGAATCCGTCAATTCCTTTACCCCAAGTAATATGTTTGCCATATTGTGCGTGAGAATCCCACTTAAATACTTCTTCTTTAGAAATATTTTTAGGATTCATTTTTTCATACCAAAACCACTTCAAAGAACTAATGTTAGGATGGTTTCCATAACCAATAAAATTATCACATTTATCGCCATCAATCCACTCCTCATGTATTGCACCAACTGGGCAATTGTTAATACAATCTTCACAACCTTCACATAAATTAAGTAATTCTTTTTGTGGTTTTAGATTTTCATGATTTACAATTTGGTCTTTAAAAATATAAGCACAAAATTTACACTGGAATCCAAACTTTCTATTATATACCAATGAGTTTTTTGCTCTAGACCCAAATCCAGATAAAATTGAAGCTTCTTTAAAATTGACATACACGGGAGCAAAATCTTCTGGTTTGAAGATGGTCATCAATTTTTCATAAGATTCCCTATAAAGAGAGTAATCATTTGAATCTGTAGAATACTTTGCCAGAATTATTCCATTAGGAGCATTTGCATGAATTGTATTAGTCATGTCATGTCCAAAAATGTGCATTTTAACTTTAATTGGAGCACTTGAGGATCTTTTTAATGACTCTTCAGACAGATATGCAACATCCCATTCGTTACTGGAAAATATTTTTTTTATTTTTTCAAAATATATTTTAGAGTTACTCATTGTTGTTCCTTCACGACACAAGATGTAGTGCATTTCAGATCACCAGACACACCAACAATAGTAGATGTGTGTTGTGACATATCAGGTCTATCAGTATAAACCACATAAACATACACAAAACTGGAGACAACACCAATGGCTGCGAATCCCCAAATAATACCAGTCACGAAACTTCGCATGTCAATCATAAAACCTCTGTATGT